GGGGCCGTGAGGCGGAGGCGGTAGACGCCGGAGGTCGTGATCGTGGTGATGGGCGGGCGGTCGGTTTGGCTTTCCATGTTCGTATTAGGCGAAGGTGATGGGCTGGGCGGCGGAGGGTGCTGCGCCGATGTCGATGACCTGGGGGTCGGTCGGGTATCCGGGCCACTCGCCCGAGGCCGTGCAGTCGGAGTAGAGTTTCACGGCGCGCTCGAAGTCCTCAATCGCGTAGGACGTGAGGTTCGGACCCAGCTCGTAGACGGCGACGGCGTAGGGGGGCGTCTTCTCGACGACGATGAAGCGGAACCCGAGGGGTCGGCCCATGCCGGCGAGGTCTGCGACGAGGCGGTAGAAGTACGCCTGGAGGTTGTAGCGGTAGGCGCGGACGGACTGCTGAAAGCCGCGGGGGCTGGCGTCCTCGCTGGTCTTCAGGTCGTAGATGTAGCCGTCCTCGGCGATGATGTCGATGCACGACTTGAGCGGCACGCCGTTGTAGGATACGGCCAGCGGCACTTCACGGTGCACGGGCTTCACGTTCAGCCGATGCATGGTGATGACGATCTGCGCGGAGACGGCGCCCACGAGGTCGGCCTCCTCCTGCTTGAGATGGACCTTGCCCGCGTGGAGGGTCTGGAACTCGGCGTACTTCTCCTTGCCCTCCTTGGTGCGCCGGTCGCAGTCCGGGGCGACGGCGAAGTCGGCGGCGTAGTGCCCGGGCTCGAGCACGGCGGCGTGGACGGCCTGCCCGATGCGGAGCGCGGCGGAGTCCTTGGAGGGCTCGGCCAGCCAGGTCTGGTAGTGGGCGGGGGACTTGAGCAGCTCCTTGGCGCCTGAGTAGTTCAGGGCGGCGAGGGCTTGGTATTCGGATCGGTTGTTCAGTTTCATGGTTTTGGGTCGTTGGTGGGAAGGGGTCAGAGGTCGGCGTCCTCGTCGTCCGGCTCGACCATGCGGCCGACGCGGCGGACGTTCTCCAGGGCCGAGTCAAGGGACAGCTCGATGACGTCGAGGGCGTGGCGGGTCGCCCTGATCTGCACGAGGCAGACGTGGATGCGGTCATGCAGGCCCTTCACGTCGAAGGCTTCATCGACATTCTCGAAGGGCAGGGCGTGGGCCTCGTTGACGGCGGAGTTGATGAGGTCGGAGAGGATGCCGGCGTCGGACTGGAGCGGGCCGAGATTGGCGGCCTGGAGTTCGGTGGCGGCGTCCTGGAGCAGACGGCGGACGAGGTCGTGGTCAGTCATTGAGGTGAAGTTCCTTGATGGCGCCGGGCTCCTTGATGAAGAGGCGGCATTGGGAGCGCCTGAGGGCGGGCCATTGCTTCTTCTTCCAGTCGTTCAGCTCGTCGATGAAGGAGGCGTGGGTCGGGCAGGAGAAGTCGATGAAGGCGTCGCGGGCGTCGAGAAAGACGACCAGGGCATACTTGCCGGAGAACCCGTGCAGCTTGGCCTCGACCGCCTTCGGGACGTCAGGCATCGGCCTGCCTCTCCTTGCGCAGCTTCGCGTACGCTTCGTTGACGATGTGGTAGTTCTCCTGGGCGTCGGCGAGTTCCTTGCGGAGCGCGGCGATCTCAGCCCGGGCGGCGGCGAGTTCGTTCTGGGTCTGGATGGCCAGGACGGACTGGCGGACCATGTCGAAGGGGTCGGGGTTCATCGGGTGAGGGGGCGGGTGGTGGCGACGGGGGCGGAGGCCGCGGGGGCGAAGGGACGGGACGCGGCGGCGCCGTCGTCGTCGAGGTCGACGCTGATGCCGCAGGCGGTCTGGATGGACTGGCGGCGCAGGTAGGTGATGGCCCCGCCGACCTGCTGCGGGGTCAGACCCTCGGCCTTGACCATCAGCCGGCCGAAGTCGAAGCGCTCCCCTGTTACGTGCAGGAAGGCGGTCGAGACGCCGACCTTGCCCTCATCGCTGACGAGCGTCTGGACGAGCGCGAGGTCGTGCTCCAGCAGGACGGGCTTGATGGCGTCCAGCAGCGCGTCGAGTGAGACGTAGCGGGCCTTGAAGGCGGGGTTGATCTTGTTGGCCTTGACGTTGTCGAGGGCGGCCAGGGCCTTGACGAGCGCCGTGGTGGCGTCGGTGGGTTTGTTGGGTGTGGGCATGGTGGTGGAAAGGGTCAGGCTTTCAGCTGCTCGACGGTCGTCTCGCCGTTGACGAGCGCGGCGATCTTCTCGGTCGAGAGACGGGTGTATTCGCCTTCAATGAAGAGGTTGTAATAGACGGTGCCGTGGGCCTCCATCGGCTTGAGGGGCTTGGCGACCCTGCCGTCGGGCAGCAGGACGTACTTCGTGCCGGTGATGGTCTTCACTTCGGCGGTGGGCTTGATGAGGTTCTTTTTCATTAGGGGATGAAGGTCAGTTTATGGCGCCGCGGATGGCGGAGTCGAGGATCAGGAGGGCGTCGGCGGTCTTCAGGGTGACGTCGCAGGTCGGGAACAACTCCTGGGCGCGGCCCTTGAGCTTGTTTTTCCATTCGGTCGTTGAGCGTTCGCCCTTGGTTCCGACCGGGTGCGTCTTCTGCCAAGCCTGCGGGCGGACGCGGTGCACCTTGAAGCCGCAGGCCATCGAGACGCCGAGCACGACGCCGAAGTTGAACATCATCTTGCCGACAGCTGAGCCGGGGATGTTGCGGCCTGCGAACAGGGGCGGCTCCTCGACGAACAGGCTCACGTCCTTGGCCTTGGTCGACAGATGGGCGAGCAGCGCGGCGATGTCAGCGTCGGTCGGCGGCATGGCGGCGCACTGGAAGGACTCGCCGTCCGTCCAGGCGAAGCCGCCGTTCTTGCCGGGGTCGCATCCGATCATCAAGGGCATGGAGAAAGGTTGTTGAGAGTATCAACTTCCTTGCAAGCGGTAAATGGTGCCGACGCGGCGGGCGTAGTCGGACGGGGCGAAGCCCGTGCGCTTGGCGGCTGACCAGCCACGGTTCCAGACCACGGCGATCTGCTCGGGCGTAGGGTCGGGCCTGCCGATGGCGGCGAAGCGTCGGCGGATGACGCGAAGGAAGGACGCGGCCATCTCCTCCTGCACGAATGGGTCGGCCCACAAGCTGCGCTGGTGCTCGGGCTTGCCGGCACGGCGGCGGTCGGCGTTGGCCTCTGCCCAGGCTGCGGCCTGCATCTGCCAAGCCCCGAGGGAGGCGCCGCGGTCCCCGACGGCCTTGGGGTCGTTGCCGGACTCCACGGCGGCGATGGCGTGGAGGATGCGGGCGTCATTCTCGACGGCGGACAGGGTGAACGTCTGGCCGCAGGCGACGGCGGCGATGACGGCGAAGGCGAGGCGGTGCATCAGCTATGTCGGCGGGGGACGACCGACCCTTGGAAGGTGAAGCCGTCAGGGAAGCCGTAGGAGTAGGTCAGGCCGACCCAGCCTCCGGCGGCGATGAACAGGTCAAGGGCGATGTCCGTCGCACCTTCGCGGCGCAGATCGGTGCGGGCGTAGTCGAGGAGGTCGGCGACCCACTTGGACTTGAGCGCGGCCTTGGGGGAGGCCAAGTCACCCGTGTCGATGGCGGTGTTGACGTCCTGGAGGTTGGCGATGAGCGCCCTCATGGGGAGCAGGTGCTGGAAGCGGAGGGGCTCACTCATGGCTGGCGTCCTCGGGCTGGGCGTCGGGCACGATGGCCCCGCCGGTGATGACGGCGGCCTCGAGCTCCGCGATCCTGCGGCGCAGGGCTTCGTTCTCGACGGTCAGATAGCGGACGTCGGCCTTCAGTATCATGTTCGCCCGGTCGTCCACCTCGGCGAGAGCCTGGAACGCACGGAGCATCCCGTGCATCTCGCGGCAGGTGCTCCACGGCGACAGCCACCAGAGACGCGGCAGGGACTCGGCGGAGTAGTGCCTCACGAGTTGCCTCCCTTCTTGCCGACATACGGGCCGCGCCTGGTGAGGTTGTTCCACTGCCAGCCCAGCAGGCGGACGTAGTTGCGGAGGGTGGTGACGGTGATGCCGAGGGCCAGCGACGCGTCGATCTGCGTCTTGTGGGCGTCGTTGAGCGCCTTCAGCTGGGGGAGCACCTTGAGGATGCGCCCGGCGCCGTAGGGCGTGACCCGCCCGGTGAGTTGGAACACCCCGATGGCGTTCACGATCTTGTCGGTCTGCTTGTTGTTCATGGGAAGGGTCACTCGTTCTCCTTGGCG